TGTAGATATCCTTACTAAATGAACCAATGTAACCTTTAGGATCACTAATAAAATTAGCAACGAAATATCCTACAATTTCTTTACTTGGATATCTAGTTGCTAGTTTTTTAAAAAAGTAACGATCACGTCTTTGTTCAAATGAGTTTTCATTTGCTCTTACTTTACCATTGTATTTAAAGTAATCGTATTCTTGTTTAGTGAAGTGTTGTTTAAGTGCAAGGTAAGTTTTATATACCTCAAAACCTGTCACAATGGTAAGACCCCTTTGGATGATGCCTTCATGTAATTTAAACGTTGTGCTTCATGCCTTAGTCTTTCTTTAAGAGGTTTTGATATCAGTTTAGATACTGTTTCTAATTCGATATCATTCTCTTGGCAATAGGTTACTACTGCTTCGATGTATGTGATTAACCCATTGGAGCATTTCACTAACCTTTCAATCTCCTGAGAGAATTTAGTAGGTGTAAGAAATTTATCCTCCAGTTGTTCTTTAGGCATTTCTTCCCCTAACAAATTCTTCAATATAGGATTTGAGTAATTGTAAATAGTCATCAAGATTGTACTTCTGAAATACTTGTACAGAACCTTCTTCAGTGGCGATAAGTGTGACAATTTTCTTTACCTCTATACCAGATCTTTCAAGGAACATTGCTGCGTATGCAGTTTCTTGAACAAAATAGTTCTCGATGTAATCTTCCTTCTTTTCTTTAGTGGCTGTTTTAAAATCGATCACTGCCAACTCGCCCTCATATTCAGCGATGCAATCTACTCGACCTGCTAAACCAAGATAGTGTGAATAGAGAAAGGTCTCTAAACAATGTATCTTATCAATTTTGTTTAGTGTAGATTTTGCTGTCTGAAACATTCTAACAGATAATGGATTATTTTCCAAGTATCTGTCCAAATTTAATTCACCTTTGAAATAATCTTCTGCAATGTTATGAAATGCTGTTCCTCTTTGAGTAGCACGAGCAGTAATACGATTAGCCTCGTTTTCACCTATCTTATTTCTCCAATCCTTAAAGAATTGTGCGTTCTTGAAACTTGTGATTGAGGTAACGCTTGGATAATATTTATCCGCACCAGGAATTGGATAGTACCTAACTCCATCTTTGTTAACAGGTTCAACCTCAGGTTGGTCAACATTTACAGTAACAAATTCAAACATTAATTAAAAACCAAGGTTGTATTTTGCAATTAAATAAGACTTAACTAAACCAGAACGAACGATATCAGGAATACCAAATTCAATACATGCAAAGTCTTTATTCATAGATGCAAGTATTCTCATGAAATCTGAAATACCAGATGTCTCTGAGGTTCTAGTAAGATCTGATTGTGTGATATCACCACACAACATAATCTTAGAGTCTTCTCCGATTCTAGTAATCATAGAATCTAGTTCATGGAAATTTAGATTACTAAACTCATCAACTATAACTATAGCATTATCTAAAGTAACACCACGAATAAAACTTGTAGACCAGAAACTAATAGTCTCCTGTGCACGAAGATTGTCGTAGAGCATCTCAAATGAATTGTCATCAGGCATACTAAACATATACCTAACCATATTCATATAAGGTATCTGATACAATGCAGATTTGTCTTCATGATCACCTGGTAGGAAACCAATCTCTCTGGTAGGAACCAAAGACCTTACAATGTATATTTTATCATAAGGTGTGTCTTCGTCAAGGACTTCTTTCAGTGCCATGTATAAGGTAATAAATGTTTTACCTGTTCCTGCTGCACCATGAAGCAAAAGATTCTTACCTTCAGAATATTGAGCAAATGCCACCTTCTGATTATCTGTCAGAGGTTTTATCTCTGTCATGTAAGAACTGTCTATAGGTTTCTTTCTTTTCATTTGCTTCTTCGACATGCCATTAGGGAATGTTTTAGGTTGGTTAGTTCCTTTTCGTGCTCTTGCCATAATTTAGGTGTAACGACTCAGATTTGATTTAGGATGTGCTGCTTGGACTTTAGACATGACTTCTTTGAATCCATCTTCTGTCTTAGGTAATCCATACATTTTACCTCCTACACCTGCATTCCAATCTTTATCCCAATCGGGATTATTCTCTCTCCACTCTTCATATTTTGCGACAGTGAGGTTGAGTTCTTGTTTCTCACCTGTCTTTTTATTTATTACAGGATAGATAGGCATTTTAAATCCACTCCAATGC